ACCACGCCAGGCTGAACGGTGGAGTTGATCGTCAAGGTGTCAGCAGAGCTGTCGCCAATGACGAGGTTGCCTGTAAAAGCATCCATCGCCGGAACGACGTTAGTACCGTTGCAGAACACCAAGGTTGCCGTGCCGTTCGGAACGGTAACTCCAGAACCTGCAGCGGTTTTGATTACGATAGACTGACCGCCGCTCGTGGCGTTCTGGACGATATAAACTTTTTGGACTGCGGGGCAGATGACATTACGAGTGGCCGTAAGAGCGCCGCTCATGTTGAGGACCATCTGACGTGCTTGGTCCGTGGCGCCGTTCGCTGTTGTAAGCGTATAGTCGGCGTCCGTCATCGTGATCGAAGCAACGCCCGCAATCGCTTCTTCGATTAGGGTGCCGAGGTTCGTGTTGGTAGTGATGCCCCACGTACCGGACTGCTCACCCGTGCCGATGAGTTCGATGCGCAGTCGGGAGGAATAAGTACTTGCCATCTAAGACCTCTAAGCGGCGATTGGCACCCAGTTTGCGGATTGGGATGGGTTGATCGGACTATACCCGCCACCCGTCGAAGGAGCAATAGGTGTCCAGTTCGGGTCTTGATCTGGGCCGATATTATTCCAGACTAAGACCTCAGACACAAGACCCGTGCCTTCGACGCCAGTGAGTTCGACGTTTGCAGTTGCAGAAATTTGTACCGCGTAGGAGCGAGCTTCTGCCGAGACCCCGGAGGGATACACTCTAGCGGAATACGCGGCGTCTACGGTGCCGACCTCGCCCGTTGCGGAGACACCTGTCGGGAAGATATTAGCCGAGTACGAAACATCGACACTTCCGACCTCGCCCGTTGCGGGGACACCCGTTGGGAAGATATTGGCCGTGCGGCTTTCAGTAACTTGGCCAACGTCGCCAGTGGCCGAAACGCCAGTGACAAAGACGTTGTTGATGGATTTGGCAACAACCTGCCCAACCTGACCCGTTCCGGCCGATCCGGTAGCGGAGACGTTGGCCGTTCCCGTCGCCGTAACAGATCCGGATTGTCCCGTTGCGGACAGGCCTGTGACGGGAACATTTGCCTTGGCAGAGACGGCAGCAGTGCCAACAACTCCGGTGCCCGCAAGGCCCGTAATAGAGACATTGGCAATGCCTATTACGGTGACAGTTCCCACCTGTCCCGTAGCGGACAAACCCGTTGGATAGACATTGGCCTTGGCGGATACCGTAACGGTTCCGCACTGCCCCGTAGCGAAAAGCCCGGTGACGGAAACATTGGCCTTGGCTGAGACCGTAACTGTCCCAACCGACCCTGTAGCCACGGCAACCGTAACCGAGCCCTCGCCGAATGGGAGACTTCCCCATCCGGCCGAGCGGTTCCAACCCTCAAAGGCTACAGTGTCATTGGCCACGGAACACTATCAAGCGATACGGATGATCGCGTTGGCGGCGTCCGCCGTCGGGAAGATGACCGTGAAGTCACCGGCCGAAGCCGTCTTATCCGAACCGAAGTCCAGAACGACAACCGACGGGTTTGTGTAGGTGTGCGCCGGGGTAGTGTTATAGATCAACGCACCACGGGCCGTGAACGAAGCGGTTGCCCAGACCTCGTCAGCAAAATCCGTGAAGGCCGTCGTGCCGGAGCTCGTCGGGTTCACGTTGCTGAGCGCCTGACCACCGGCGACATACGCCGTACCCGTGGTGTTGGTCGTCTCACCAGAGGTCGTATACGCAGTGGTCGAGGCGTCGAGGGTGGCCGAGTTGGTGTACAGGGCCATGTAGAAAATGTCGCCGCCAGAGGAGCGGAAATCGTGAGCGCCTTCCAGCAACTGCTGCTTGAAAGACGTACACATGAAGTTGCCAGTAAAAGCCATGTCACGGCCTCCTAAGCAGTTCGGCGAGTTTTGGCTGACCCGCTTCAGTTACAAGGTGATGAACGGTCGTTCGATCCGACTGAATCGCCCGTTGCATATAGAGTAGAATAACGTGTTCTACCTTATCGCGAAAGGCCACAGCCTGTTCCCGGATCGCCGGGTGCGCACTTTCAGATATCTGAACAATGCGGTCAGCAGCGAGCTTAGCCCAGAACTCCGGGGGATGCCCACCATTTGAAGTCGTAGCAACGTCAACCTTCATAACTGAGGTGACGTTGGGTTCAGTCCAAGCCATCAGGTCGCTCTCACTCTGATCAGTCCGTCACGGTAGGCGTCGGTGTTTTCACGCCCTTCGCCGAAGTTCTTCAGGCGCCCGATAGCCTCAGTGTAACGCTGGTTGTAGACATTGAGGATGTCGGCCTCACCCTTCATAAAGGTGTAGGCTTCGAACAGTGTCGCGTAAAGAAGAGCTTCTTCAGCATTGTCCCCAAGCCAAGAGGTGCCGCTCTGAATGATGGAGAGCGGCTTATAGTAATAGTGCAACTCGACCGAGTAGGCGGCTGCAGGAGTAGGGGACAGAAGAAAATTGTTCACGTCGAACAGGGCGTAATACTTCGGAACACCCTGCGTTCCCGTTGGGTTGTACTCCTGCAGATACTCAACGTCCTTATTGAGAAGGAACTGCTTCGAGCCACCTGAAGTGACAGACAGGGAGAACGGCGAAAGGAAGTCTGACGGCACCGCCAGGTATTGATTGCCCGCCGTGGTCACGCCGCTCTGATTCTTACGGAAGACGTCCAGATCGACAGAGAACAGGATCCGCTCTTCCGCGTTCTGGATGAACTGGTTGATGTTCGCGTTGAACGTCGTTTCGTCGTTCTGGGTCCAGTCCTTCACAGCCTGAACGAGAGTGGCATATGTCCAAGCCATCAGGTCGTCACCCTCACAATGCCAACCTGCGTGATGCCCTGGATCAGGTCATTCTGCAGGAATGGGAAGATCGATGTTCCAACCGGCACATCCATTGGTTCGATGCGGTCCGGGCGGGGCTCATATAGCGCCTGCGGCTCGGGCGGCGGATAGGTTGGATCAAGCTGCGGGTGCTTTGGTTCCCAGCATTCGATGCACGTCCTAAACCCCGTCCACTCCTTGCGAAGCGTCGTATAGGGATACATCATTCCGCAGCGGTCGCATATAGCCTCGGAGTATGCACCGTTTGCATAACGAGCCATTAGACCACCCGATAGAAGTCTCGAACAGGGGTAAGCTGTAGCGGGGCGCGGTCACGATCTTCCTGCGCCGCTCGCTCAAACTCCTCGTCGTAGACAGCCTTCAAAAGAGCGACCCGGTCTGGGGCTTTCTTCATGGCGATGTAGTAGGCGAGGCCGGCCGCGAGGCATGGGTAGAAGCGGAAAGGAATCTGCAGGGTGTTCACACCTGCGCCCGCATCGTCCATCCGGACAAGCTTGTCGATGATGAGGTAGTAGGTCTGATCCGGGGCCGGCCACACCGTGACCTGTGGGGAGATCTGACGCTCGACCACGAACTGTACAGGTCGCGCCTGTGTCAGCTTGTTGGGGATGTTTAGGTACTGGTCCCGGCTGATGCGGTCGATGGTCAGGTCGGTCTGGTTCTGATTACCGATATTCTGGTCCATGCGGATCGCCGCGGACAAGATGTCGATTGTGGTTGCCCCGAGAGCGTAGGTCGTTGTCCCTGCAGACAGGGTGATCGACGTGCGCTCAATGGTCCACTGGTTCAAGCCGCGGTTGGCCCACTCGGCAAGAAGCAGGTTCAAGCTACGACGAGCCGTGCGCTGGTCGTAACCAGTACGGATCTCAATGCCGCAGCGCTCGAAGGCTTCTTCGATGTATTCCGCTACGTCGAGCTCAAACGTCTTCGTGCCGGAGACAGCCATTACTTACCGTACCGTGCTTTGTAGAGCATGTCAGAGGCCTCTTTAGAAGAGACCGGGAGGGCAGTGAGGTCGCTCTTGAGCTGGCCCTTCGAGACAATACCACCCATCGCCATCTTCTTCGGCTTTGACATGCCGGCTTCAGAAAGCGCAATAGCAATCGCCTGCTTGGGCGACTTCACAACGGGACCCTTCTTACCGGAATGAAGCTTACCGGCTTTGAACTCCCGCATAACAGTGCCCACTTTTTTCTGGGCTTTCGTCATCTTGGCCATATCAGAGCCCCTTCTTCCTAAACGGTTTGACCTTCTTGGCTACGGACTGCGGCTGCTTCACGAACTGTTTACCAGAAGCCTTACCGGCCCGCTTGGCTTTTGTTGTGGCCGCGTATTCTTGGGGAGACAAGGACTTGATCGCGGCCTCGGGAAGGTACCTCTCGCCGGTCACGCTGGAAGGTTTGCCGGATTTAGTCCGCCACTTCTGCGCTGTCCAAGCCTTGAGGGACTTCTGGGGCTTCTTCATTTGTCTTTATATCCACCGCCCTTGGCTTTGTATTCCTTCGCCAAGAGCTGGGCCTTCCTGGCCGACCATTGGCCTGCGGCAGTCCCTTGAACCGCCGAGGCCTTGATCTTTTCAAACAGGGCTTTGCGCATGCCGGGCTTCGTATAGTTGCCCGCTGCGTTCACCTTGCTTTTAGGCTTGGAAGGTTTTTTCACTTACCGACCTTCTTCATGCCCATAGCCATCTTTTTGCGCGGCGAGATCATCATGCCGCCCTTGGCCATCTTCTTAACGGCGCCACCTTTGGCCATCTTCTTGACCATGCCGCCCTTAGCCATTTTCTTCGAACCACAACCAGCCATGACAGCCTCCTATCAGCAAATCTTGCAGGGCTTTGAGCGGGCCTTGCCGTAACCGCGAACCTTCACGAGACCGCCCTTGGCGTACTTCTTGACCATGCCGCCCTTGGCCATGCCTTCGTCCTCAATCATGCGCTTGAGCGCATCACGATCAGACATACTAGGACCACCCTGCGGAGAAGATGGAGACATGCTCTTAGGGGCGTCCTCATACATAGGTTCACGGAGGTTCTTGGGAACGTCCTCATACATAGGTTCACGGAGGTTCTTGGGAACGTCTTCATACATATGTTCGCGGAAGCGCTTGCGCAAACCTTCTGGAACAACCGAAAACTTTTCGCTAGGTTTCATGCCGGGCATCTTACTTCCCCTTCTTCTTTCCAAGGATGATCATGATGCCGATGCCGGCCTTCGGAGCCTTGGCCATGCCACCTTTAGCCATTTTGGGCTTCAAGCCAGCGGCCTTCATCTTCTTGGCGTAGTCGGCTTTTGCCGCAGCCGGGCTAGGGCCTCTGCCTACGATGTCTTCCGTGGATCCCCACGTCTTCTTGTCAACGGAGCCGCCCTTAGCAAAACCCTTGGTTGCCTTGCCAAGACCGCGCTCCGCTACGCCGCCACGCCCGCCCTTTGTAGAGAAGCCCTTCTTGACTTCGCCGCCCTTCTTCATGCCGGGAACGCCCTGCGGCATCGGACCAGCCATCGGGGGAACCTGACCTTCGAGCAGGGCGGGGCCCATAGCTTTCGGGGCTTTCATTGCTTTAGGCATCTTGGCGCCGGCACGTTTCATGCCGATCATCTTGCGCATGCCCATTTTACGCGGACCCATGGCCATCAACGTGCTCCTGTAATGCGGTCAATCTTTTCTTCGAGGCGGTCGAATCGCTGCATGATCCGGCTAAGATCATTGTGCAGATCGACTTTTGTAACATAGTTCTTGGCGATGTCTTCACGGGTTTCCGACAGGTTGCTTGTCAGGCGCTCCTGTTTCCCATGTAAGTGAACCATCGCCCATGCCGCGGGAGCGACAATCAACGTCAGGATCGTGTTCCAGATGAACTCGATGCTCGCACTCATTTGAATCGACTCCCGCCAGGAGGGGCCTTTTTGGAACCTTTGGGACCCGCCCAAAGGACCTTGCGGGCCCAATAGTTTGCAGAAAATTTATCGTCCTTACCCTTGATGCCAGCGCTACGGGCGAGGTAGCTCTTGCGGGCTTCGGCCGAATAGTTGTGACCCATGCTGGCATCGCCGAAGTGGACGACCTTTACTTCGTCGCCCTTCTTGGCAAGCACCATCTTTTTCTTCTTAGGGTTCGTAGAGGCGCGAGGCTTGTTGAAACCGGGATAGCTTACACCCCGGTAGCTGATGCCTTTGCCAGTGCGCTTGACGTCAGATGCTTTGGCCATCAGGCAACCCCCGCGTCGTTCTTGATCAGGATGCCTTCCAACTGGATGGATCCAGGAGCAGGGTTCGACTGTCTAAGCTGCCACTGAACGTCTGTCTTTTCGACATACGCACGGGGAATGATACGCGTTGAAGCGTAAGCTTGGGTAAACGGGGCAGAAAGAACAACAAGCGGGGTTGTTACGCCCCCGGAGATGGTCTGCGAATATACCCGATAGGTGCAATACTGCGAGCCGTTGTTCGTCGTAAAGGCTTGCGCACGAGTGAGATAGAAGGTGTGGCCGGCCGGAACCGTGTAGATGCTTGCCTGACTGCGACCCGTTCCAGCGTTGATCTGAGCGTACACCACACCGCTGTTGGCGGCGGTGATGTTTCCGACCGTGGTTCCGGACGTGATCTGCATCGCGTTGATGCGGAAGAATGTCGCCGTCCCGGAAGTGACCGTACCCGTAGTTCCACCAGAAAAGGTGACGGTAGCGGTCTTCACCTTATAGTCAGCATCCAATCCGAAAACGCGCATGGTGCAGGTTTCGGAGGACGAGCTGGAGAACGTCATCGCAAGAGCCGATGCCGGGAAGACATACGCTGTGTCGTTAGACTTCTCCCACACCGCACGGAACTGATCACCGTGCAAGGCGTTGTAGCCCTGCACGTTCACTTCGTTGTGCCAAGAGATTTGCCCCCGAGCTAGTTGTAGCTCGAAGGGCTCGTTCTTACCGCACTTGGTTGTTGAGGACGGCTCAGCCATCTCATCACCCGTAGGATTTAAGGACCTCGATCACCACGGTATACCGGTCGCCGTTTGTGGCTCCGACAGTGGTGAACAGGAGATCTCCCGTCTTCCCGGTCCCCGCGTTGTTGGTGATGCCACCAAAGCGCGAGAAGTCGAGGGAGATGAAGTCAGCTTCACCAAAGGTCAAAGCCACTACGTCTGTGGTGGCATCCCAAAGAAGATTGAGACCCATTCCAGCCGTCATGGCGTCAACCCGCTGGATTGACATGCCCGTGCAAGGCTCACCCTGAAAGCCGTTCAAAGCGGACACGTCGATCTTAACGACGCCCGATTCACCTGTGCCATCAGAAATGTTGGTGAACTTGAAGACGGCACGTTGAGTGCCGTCAACCAAGATCTGCGAGGTTACTGCGTCAGCCATGTTGGCCTCCTGCTAGAGGGAGCCGGTTACGAGGCCGAGATAGCAGCAAGCGTGTCGCAGCGGAGCCAGTTCGTGCCGTTCGAGAACGCAACAACCGGGGAACCGGCGGCGCCGTTCGAAACGTAGATCAGGCGACGAGCGTTAGCCGAAGCGGAGGGGACACCAGAAACGGTGTAGGTCGGGAGAACCACGCTGCCCGTGACGTTGCCGGTCACGTTGCCCGTGACGTCGCCAACAAAACCATTCTGCGAGGTAACTGGACCCGAAAAAGTAGTCGAAGCCATTTGCTTCACTCCTGCACGATGAGGCCCAGTAGTCTGTGCAGCGTCCGCCGGGACGGTCTACGGGGCCGGATTAACCCGGTAAAAGACAGTGCCATATCTGGCAGACAAAAGAAAGGGCCCGCCGAAGCGGGCCCCCGTTTTCGTTAGGCAGCGCCTTCCGAGCCGTAGATGGAACGGAAGTCCGACCAACCGAACGAGTAACGCTCACGCGCCTTGTAGCGCACGTTGCCCGTTTCGAAGTCGCCTTCCATTGCCGTCTTGATCGGCGAACGGACGAAGTGCTTCATGCCGTTCGGAGCGTCGGTCTTGACAAACCAAGCATCCGGATCGGTCAGGAAGTGGTTGATGACGTAGCCCTGCGGGAGCATTCCCATGCTCTTCATCGCGTTGACGTCGTTGTCGGCAGTACCGACGCGGAGGTCAGACACGAGGATACGCTCAGCGGTGAACTGGAGCGCCGGAGGAACGATCAGCTTCATGCCGCGGAGGGCAATCTTCAGACCGCGTTCGTCAACGAAAGCCGAAATGTCGATGAGCGCCTGCTCAAGCGACGTTTCGTTCAAGTCGGCCGGAGTGGCCGGCTCGTTGACGACGTTGCCACCACCAACCGTCGGGTGAGTGCCGCAAAGCTCGACGCCGTCGCCGCCCTTGTAGGACGAGTTGAAAGCGTTGTTGAGGATCGCAGCGGCCTTCACCTGCTTCGTGTTCGCCATGGAGCGAGCAAGAGCGCGGGTGTAACGGGCCGAGAGACGGTCGTAGAGGTTGTCTTCGACAGCTTCTTCCGTGATGGCGAATGCGAGAGCAATCGTCTCATGGGTGTAGCGAGCCGTCCAAGCTTCGCCAGCCGTGTCGTAGGAGACGGCAGCGCCTTCACCCTTGACCGGAGCCTGACCAAAGCCCGAGAGCATGACTTCTTCTTCGAACGCGCGGTCCGAGCTCTCCGTGTCGAAGATCTCAGCATGCTCGTTGTCGTAGCGGTCATACTCAAGACCGAACAAGGCATTAAGGCCTGGTTCCAGTTCTTTGAGAAGTTGGGAACGTGTAATAGCCATCTGTCAAACCTCCGATCAGACGCCCGCACCCGTACCGTTAGCGCAGTAACGGTAGAAGTGGTTGTTGATCATGACGATAGCCAGACGACCCGCTGCCGTTGCGTCATCGTTCGAAGGAGAATCTTCGAAGCCGATGATGCGCAGGTTGAGGGTGTTCGTGGTGTTCGCCGTCGAAACTCCCAGTTCGCCATACGACATACCAGAGGTCGCATTGCCGCTGGTAGCACCAACAAAGTTGGCGTTGGCATTAACAAGGGAGTCAGCCGCAGCCGCATCGCAGTTGATCAGGAAGAGCTGATCAGGGTGCGCAGCGACGAGTGCCACAGCTTCCGTGCCGGCCATCACAGCAGCCGTTCCAGGCCACTTGTTGGCGTAGGTCGGAGTGCCGTTGAGGTCAGTGTAGTTGCAGCCGATGAACGCGCCCAGAAGAGGGACCGTACCACCATTCGCGTTGCCGACGATGTCGATAAGACCGTTAGCCAACGGGATCACCGGGGTGCCTTCATAGATGACGCTAGAAGTGCCCGCGGTACCCGTCGTCTGGATCTTATACGTGCTAACACCGTTGGTGTTAGCGCCTTCGCCGAGCATCTTATACGGGCGGAGCCCGAAAGCGGCATCGATATTTGCCATTGCTCAGATCCTTGTGACGTTAATCGGAGGAACGATTTCCCCCGAAGGTAACCCTGCTTTGCCGCTCAGGTTTGCTGATCGGCATGTTGGGATTGCTCTCACGCATCAGGTCGTTGTCTACTGCAGCGAGCTGTTCGCTTGTTTGACGACGGTAATACGAGTTGCGTTGTTGTGCGATTTCGAGAGGAATACGGGCCAACACAAGCCCACCAACTCCAATGATCCCGGCATGTTTGCCGTCTTGGACGGTGGGGAGTTCCCAATCCGGATACTCCTCGGCGCGAACTAGCTCAAAGCCTTCGCGAAGTCTTGCGGATAGATTCTTCCGGTCATCCTGACCGTTGACTTCCATACGGATCCAACGGTGGGCATATCCCTCCGGTGCAGGAGGTGCGTCCAGTGAGGACGGGGGCTTCCACGCTTTGGGGCGGGAAGACTTGGCACGGCTGGTTTCAGCACGCGGGGTACGTTCCATGTTCGGCTCCTTCTTCAACGAGCGAGTTTCTGAAGTTGCCGCGCATAGTCTTTTACACTAACTCCGAGCTTGCGGGCAATCTCAATTTGTGAACGGGTCAACTTCACCTGTTTAGGGTTGCTGTCGGACCGTGCGGTTGGACGGGCTGATGCCACCGCCGTAGGTGCGGGTCGTTCCACAGGTTGCTCCTTCCGGAACTTGTGCGGGAACTCACCACGAATACGGCGGTCCAGCTCGGAGTAGTAATCTTCGCTAGACGGATCGAAGCCTTCCTCTTCCACAAGCTGGCTGTGGATGACGAAAGCTGTGGCCGTCATGGCTTGGTCTGCACCAAACCATTCATTGCGTTCGGCCCATGCTTCGGCACGAGGGTCGGGACGCGCGGCTTGTCTCTGGGGTTGGGGCGCCGGTTGCTGCGCTTGAGGCTGAGCTTGCGGTTGAGGCTGAGCAGCGCGTTGCTGTTTAGCGGTGCGCAGCTTGTCTTCCTCCAAGGCCAAGGCGGCGAGCTGCTTCTGGGCTTCGATCTGCCCATCCACGTCTCCCGACTCGACCGCAGCTTTCAGCTTGTCTGTGACGACCTGCTGCTGAGCTTTGACACGGCTCTCATACTCAACGACCAAGGACTGATCGAGTTGCTGAGCCTTCTGTTTGAAGGACTGGTTCTCAACCTGCAGGCTTTTGGCGTACTCGATTGCCGCCTGCTCTCGGCGTTCGGCCTCGCGCATCTTGAAGGTCAGCTTATCGATGCGCTTTTTAACCGCATCGCTGATGCCAGAAAGATCTTCCTCTGACTTCTTGGGCTCTTCCTTCGGCTCTTCGGCTTTTGGCTCCGGCTCTGGGGCCTTCTCCTCTTTCGGCTCGGGGGCCGCAGAGGCTTCTTCCTCGGTCTCTTCGATGACCTCGAAATCGTCTTCGTCTTCCTTTTTGAGAACTTCAGTCTCAGACATATAGATCTACCTCTATAGCGCGGCTCAGACGTTCAAGACGTCTTTCGGATCCGCGATGGTTGCGATGATCTCGTCATCGTTGAGGATGCGGACTTCACCGCCCTCAATCTTGAAGCGGGCTCCGGCATAGCGACCGAACAAAACCCAATCACCCTTCTGGCACCACGGGCCTCCGGGGAACTTGTCTTTGTCGGTGTAGCAGTCGGCACCCATGTGAAGAACGTAGCCGACAACCGTCGCCAACGTCTGACGCTCCACGTACTCATCAGGGAGATAGACATTCCCCTGTGTCTTGCCTTGACCCCGGAACGGGAGAACAAGCATACGCCAACCGGTCGGCTTGGGAAGCCGTTCGATTGCCGTCATGTCCATCTTTGTGGGGTCGAGGTAGAGTTCGTCCTGTTTAACGTAGGCCGACTCTACGGGAGAAGCTTCTGCCTTCACTTCTGGCACGGCGCTCTTGGCCTTCACTTTCCGGGCTACATGCTCCGGCAGGATGAGTTCACTCATCGTCAATATCACTCTGCTTTAGCAGAAGGCGGATCTCAGATTCAATTTCGTTCCACGCTTCGAGCTTTCCCCGAAGGTGACGAAAAGCGGCGAAATCGTTGACACTGCCTTCTGTTAAAGCCTCAACGACGACGCTTCGACGCTCACGCACGATCTTGTACATTTTTTCTACAATGTAAAGGTCATCCATGGCTCAGTCCTTACAAAAGGCTTCGCGACGAGCGTTATGAACCTTCACTTGTTGGATTGTCTTGTCCGTGTCCTTCTGGCTCCATGTAATGTAGCCAAAGACGGAGCAGCTAGTCTCTGTTGAAACGGTCTGGGTTGCGCAAGCTCCCAGGATCAACATCAACGGCATCACCAGCACGTATCGCATTTCTAACCCTTTCTAGTTCGATTTGTGCGCGGCGGGCCTCGGCATAGGCCAAGGTGTCCGACCGGATCTTCCAATAGAGCCCACCCGCAACGGCCACAACTATAGCACCGAGTGCTACATAGCGGCCGAGCGGGGTGAATAGGAACGGGATCATTCTCCCGTTTCCTCCAGTCTCTTCTTACGCCAGTTCCAAATCAGGATGGCCGCAAGCACGATGATGATCAGGACCAGCACGTTCGGGTTCATGACCGCGTCGAGGAACGACTTGGCATTGTCCCCGGCTTCTTTCAAGCGATTGACCACGTCGGCAACGGCAGTGGCGCCAGACAAGCTGCCGACAGCGAGGGCCGTGTTGGCTTCTTTGGACTGAGCAATCGTCTTAGCCGGCCGAGGTGCGTCGGGCTCAATGCGGCTTTGGTCTATGTCAGGGGAAGAGTTGTCATTCACCCCACGCCACATGGCGCATTCCGCACGGCGTCGGCGCACAAGACCTGGCAACTCCTTGCCACCGCCCTTGGTCCACTTCATCAGCTCAGCAGGGACGGCGTCGTACTGCCCAGCGTTCAGCTTCTTGAGGAGCGTGGACTTGGCCAACGCTCCTTCGCCCACGTTGTACGTGAACGAGACGAGAGCATCGAACTGGTTCTGCGTCAGCGGAACTTTGACCAAGCGGTCAACGGCATCTTCGTACTTACCAAGATCCCGAACGAGGATAGCGTTCGCTTCTTGGTAGGTGATCGTCATGCCGGGTTGGACCTCCGGGGCTCCCGCCGCGGAGGTGTGGCCGTAGCCAATTGTCCAGATACCCGCCGGACATTTGTACGCTGTGAGCCTTTGGCCTTCGAACTGCTTGATCAGATCGACGCCAGCTTGGGAGGTTTTCACCGGACGACGAAGCCCTTGTTGCGGAGCATGGCACCCTGACCAAGGAACTTCTGCCGGCCCTTCGGGGCGGCTTCAACCTTGACGGGAGTTTCCTGAGCCAGCGGCACCGAGCCTTGGCCGACGATGGTCTGAGAGGTTTCGACGTTGGGGGTCTTTGGCTGCATGGTATCACCTTAACCGTAGTACTGAGTTGTCCCGGAGGGACGGCGGAAGAAAGCCGGGATCGAAGCGATACCGGGACCAACGGGAGCGTAAGGAGTACCATACGCTATGGGCCGCGGTTGGGGAATGGCCACGGAGTACGTTGGGTAGCTTACGGGCTGAGCGGTTGGGACGGGCTGTCCCATGAAGTTTGCGGTCGTGTAAGAAACAGGGGCGACAGTTTTTCGCACTGCTTCTTGGTTGGCCAGTGCTTGATCCACCGTCGTTGTCGGAACAAGGTCTCTCGGATTGGAGTCAAAACCGCCACCCCCATCACCG